AACACGCATATGAAGAAGCACTCGATTTGGCCCAATATTTAAAAAAAGAAATCACAACGCTTAACACAATCCAGGATATGATCAAGAAATATCCTAATGATGCTGATTTGGGTGAAGCATTAAGACAGTTATATGGCCAAAAGCAAACTAAGTGAGGTTGAGCTAAGAGTAAAGAACTTTACCCTACCAGAAATCAATCACTCATTTCAGCGTACTGTATCCTACTCTCAGTTTTCAATGTATTCAACGTGCCCACATCAGTGGTATTTAAGCTACGTTGAAAATAAACAACCATATCAAGCTAGTATCCACACTGTATTTGGAACTTCATTCCATGAAACACTTCAAGAATACATTAATACAATGTATAATATAAGTGGAGCAGCAGCTGATAAGATGGATCTAGAAGCTCTATTCACTGAACGCTTTAGAGAAGTATATAGAAGAGAATATGAGAAAGTAGGAGAGCACTTTAGCAATCCACTTGAAATGAGAGACTTCTTCGATGATGGAATAGCAATTCTAAGTTGGATTAAAGCAAGACGAAATAAATTATTTACAATACGTAAAGTAAAACTACTGGGTATAGAGTTACCTCTATTAGTAGGGGTAAGTAAAAACATATTTCTAAAAGGATTTATTGATTTTATCTTATACGATACTGAACTAAATAAAGTTTACATTTATGACATCAAAACCTCGACGCGTGGATGGGGCGAAAGAGAAAAGAAGGACGATACTAAACTCTCTCAAATCCTCCTTTATAAAGAGTACTTTGCAAAACAATTCGGACTCGACGTTGATCGAATCGAAGTTGAATACTTTATTGTCAAACGAAAAATTTGGGAAAACGAGGAATATCCAATTCCCAGGGTTCAATCCTTCAAGCCCGCTAGTGGAAAAACCAAAAGACGACAAGCAGTAGATAACTTTAATGCTTTTGTACAAGATTGCTTTGATGAAAGTGGTAAACCGAAAATTAAGTCGTATCTTAAAAATGTAGGTGAAAGCAGCTGCAAATGGTGCCCCTATGCAGATAAACCAGATCTTTGCAATAAGGTTGCGTCTTCCATATAAACGTATATATTTATATCAAAATATAGTATATGGCAAAGTCAAATATGCAATTAACAAGCGTAAAGATTCCTGAAGATTTATTTGAACAATTCAAAATTGCATGTGTAAAGTACAAATTTAGTGTGCAGAAATTAACAGAACGCTGCATGTTTATGTATTTAACAGATGAAGAATTTAGAAAACAAGTTCACAATCAATTAGACACTAATTTTACAGGAAGTATTTAAAAAACAATTATGAAAGAAGGTTACATTCCCCAAGCACAAAGAAAAAAAATTCTATTATTATGTGACGATATCCGAATGACATCAGGTATCTCCACAATGGCTCGTGAAATCGTAGTAGGCACAGCTCATCATTACAACTGGGTTAACGTTGGTGGAGCTATTAATCATCCAGATCAAGGTAAACGTTTTGATTTAAATGAGGATACTAATAAACATGCTGGTATTAATGATGCTAGTGTTATATTATATCCAATCAATGGATATGGTGATCCGATGTTTCTTAAACAGATGATTGCTCTGGAAAAACCAGATGCATTAATGATGTTTACTGACCCTCGCTATTGGGTTTGGTTATTTCAGATGGAGCATGAGATTAGAAAAACCATTCCTATTATTTATTTGAATATATGGGATGACTTACCTTACCCAATGTATAATAAGTCATTCTACGAATCGTGTGATGCTTTACTTGCAATCAGTAAACAAACAGAAAACATCAATCGTTCAGTATTAGGAGTAGAATTATCAGCTGAAAAAGTAATTAAATATGTTCCCCATGGTATTAATGAAGATATGTTCTTCCCTATTACTAAAGAACATCCTGAATGGTTAGCATTGCAAGATTTTAAGAAACAGTTATTTAAAGGAAAAGAATACGACTTTGTATTACACTACAATGCTAGAAATATCCGTCGTAAGTGTGTTCCTGATTTGATGTTAGCTTGGAAAATATTCATGGATAAATTATCTGATGATGCTAAGAAGAAATGTGCGTTTGTACTTCATACTCAACCAGTAGATGAAAACGGAACTGATTTATATGCTGTAAAGGATATGCTATTTGGTAATTATGAATACAATATTATATTTGAACAGAATCGTTACCCAACAAATATAATGAATTTACTCTATAATGCTACAGACATTACAGCATTGATTTCATCTAATGAAGGTTGGGGATTATCACTTACAGAAGCAATGATGTGTGGTAAACCAATCATCGCTACCGTAACAGGTGGTATGCAAGATCAACTGCGCTTTGAAGATGAAAATGGTGAATGGATTAAATTCACTGAAGAATTTGGATCTAACCACAGAGGTAAATATAAAAAAGCAGGCAAATGGGCTTATTCAGTATTTCCATCTAACCTTTCTCTTGTAGGATCAGTCCCAACACCTTATATCTTTGATGACAGAGCAGAACCATTTGATATTGCAGACCAAATCAGTCGTGCCTATATTGATAAAATGAGTGATCCTAAAGAATGGATTGAAAAAGGAAAAGCAGCTCGCGAATGGGTTACTTCAGATGAATCAATGATGACAGCAAGATGGATGTGTAAAAACACTATTGATGGTATAGATGCTACTTTTGAAAAGTGGACTCCTCGTCATAGATTTGAACTCATTCAAATAGAAACTCGTAAACAACCTAAACATTTTATTAAACACGTTATCGCAAAATAATATGAAACAATTAGTAGTAATAAGTTGTCCTATTGACACATATTCTGGTTATGGTGCTCGCTCTAGAGATATTGTAAAAGCGCTTTTAAAAGCAGACAAATACGATATTAAAATTCTCCCACAAAGATGGGGTAGTACACCCTTTGGATTCTTACAAGCAGATAATCCTGAACATAAACAAATTTTAGATTGTTTCCTCCAACAACCTCAACTCCCACGCCAACCAGACTGTTGGATTCAAATCACAGTACCAAATGAATTCCACCCAGTAGGAAAATATAACATTGGTATTACAGCAGGTATTGAAACAACAGTGTGCGACCCAAGCTGGATTGATGGTATTAATAAAATGAATTTAACATTAGTATCATCTGAACATGCTAAAAAGGTATTTGAACAATCAGTATTCGAACAACGCGACCAACAATCAGGTCAAGTTGTAAGACAAGTCAAACTTGAAAAACCAGTAGAGGTATTATTTGAAGGTGTTGATTCTAATATCTATCAAAAAATAGATGCTGTTAATGATAGTGAAGTGTGGGATGTATTAGATTCAATTGAAGAAGAATTTAATTTCCTCTATGTTGGTCATTGGTTACAAGGTGAATTAGGACAAGATAGAAAAGACACAGGTATGTTAGTTAAAACATTCCTTGAAACGTTCAAAGGCAAAGGTAAAAAACCTGGTCTTATTATGAAAACATCTTCTGCTACCTATTCAATTATGGATAGAGAAGAGATTATTGATAAAATCAATAAAATTCGTGAATTTGTAGGAGATGAAAATTTACCTAATATCTATCTCTTCCATGGTGAATTAACAGATAATGAAATAAATGAATTATACAACCATCCTAAAGTAAAAGCACACGTATCATTCACTAAAGGTGAAGGGTACGGTAGACCATTACTTGAAGCATCAATCAGCCAAAAACCAGTAATTGCTCCTAATTGGAGTGGACATATTGATTTCCTTGATGCTGAAATGTCAACATTACTTCCTGGTGAAGTAAGACAAATCCATCCATCAGCAGTAGTACAAAATATGCTTATTCCTGAATCAGGATGGTTTACAGTTAATTATAAAGTAGCTTCTGAAACATTAGAAGATGTTTATAAGAACTATAAGAAATATCTTGATGGTGCAAAGAGACAAGCGTATCGTTCACGTACTGAATTCAATTTAGATAAAATGGCTGAAAAGTTAAACACTATAATTGAAGAAAAAGTACCTAAACAAGTATCACTCAAATTACCTCAGCTGAAAAAGATCGAATTACCTAAACTTAAAAAGGTAGATGATGCAAAATAATACAGGTGCTATAATCTATACTTTTCAAAACAATACATTAAGTTATGAAAGAATCACTTATCATCTGTCCTAGATGCGGCTCAAATGCTTGTCACGAGGCATCAAATGAAAAATTTACAATGTGGAGCTGCTTTGGATGTGGGTTTACTTCTAACTCCACAATGATTGAAGCCAATATCCCAGAAACAGAAAAAGTACTTCCTGAATTATACAAAGCACTAAAATTCAAAGATGAAAAGGGATATCATTGGTATCCAATTGCTTTAACATTTGATGATAAATCAATGGTATTTGCTGAAGGTACTTCAACTGCAGACTGGAAATGGTCAGCAGTACAAGCCAAAGAAGGCAAACCAGATATGACAACTAAAAAAGAATTTGAAGAGCGTGACTTTATGGAAGCGCTTGATTATGTAGGTTATTTTAATCAAAAGTAATATGTCTACAATTAGTTTTGCAATTACAGCACACAACGAACACGTTGAATTAAAACGTTTATTAGATCAACTTGATTCATTCATCAATCCACAAGATGAAATCATAGTTCAATTAGATAAAACGGCTACTAAAGAAGTACAAGATGTAGCAATGGGTTATGGAGTTGGATCTAAATATGAATACCATAGAATATTCTCATCATTGGATAGTGATTTCGCATCATTTAAAAATACAGTTAAACGTCATTGTACTCGTGATTGGGTCTTCTTTATAGATGCCGATGAATATTTAAGTAATGGTTTAGCAGAAAACATCCACTCTATCCTAGATATGAATAAAGGTCTAGTTGATGTTATCGCATTACCTCGCATCAATACAGTTGAAGGATTAACTCGCATCCACATTGACAAATGGCGATGGTTTGTAGATGATAATGGTTGGGTTAACTACCCGGATTACCAAACGCGTATCTGCGCTAATAAGCCCGAAATAATGTATATAAATAAAGTACACGAGCGCCTTACAGGTTGGAAGACAATAGCAAATTTACCTGAAGGATATGATTTAATACATCCTAAAACAATTGAAAGACAAGAAAAACAGAATGCCCTTTATGAAACAATTTAAAGTAGGTATCGTTGGAAATGGTTTCGTAGGTGAATCTCAAGCATATGCTTTCTCACCTATTGCTGATATTAAAATATTTGATATTGATCCTGTTAGATCAACTCATACATTGCTTGAGGTGTTATCTCAAGATTTTATATTTGTATGTTTACCAACACCAATGAAAGAAAACGGTGAACAAGATATTTCATATATTGAAAATTTCTTTAAAACAATTCCAAATCAAAAAGCTATTTTCATTCTTAAATCAACTGTATTACCAGGCACAACAAAAAAGCTACAGGATAAATACGGTGTAAAAATAGTATTTAGCCCTGAATTTTTAACTGAGAAAACAGCTAAACTAGATATGTTAACACAATCTAGAATTGTTTTGGGAGGAGAAAAACAGTGGTATTCTAAAGCTTTAAAATTATTTAAGGCTCGCTTTGGAGAAAAACATTATGTGTTAACAGATAGTACAACAGCTGAATTAATTAAATACATGGCTAATACATTCTTAGCTGTTAAAGTATCTGTTGTAAATGAGTTTTATAGACTAGCTAATGAGTTAGGTGTTGAGTGGAATAAAGCATTAGAGGGATTTGTTTCTGATCCTCGTATTGGCAACTCACACACTCAAGTTCCCGGCCATGATGGTAAATTAGGATTTGGAGGAACATGTTTCCCTAAAGATATAAACGCCCTAATTACAATGGGTAAAGAATTAGGAGTAAATATGAATACACTTGAAGCAGCTTGGGAAACAAATCTAGAAGTCAGACCAGAACAAGATTGGAAAGAATTAATTGGTAGAGCTATTAGTAAATAAACAATTTATGAAAACAGCATTAGTATTAGGTGCAGGTGGATTTATAGGCTCACATTTAGTAAAACGCCTCAAATCAGAAGGATATTGGGTACGTGGTGTTGATTTAAAATATCCTGAACATTGGGAAACAGCAGCAGACGACTTTGTAATTGGTGATTTAAGAGACCCCCAGGTAGTAAGTCGAGTAATGTTTGCCCCTAACCAACGTTCATTAAGTGATAAAGAAAATTCATTTGATGAAGTATATCAATTAGCAGCGGATATGGGAGGTGCAGGATATATCTTCACAGGCAATAATGACGCAAATGTAATGCATAATTCAGCTTTGGTTAACTTAAATGTAGCTCACGAAGCAACTAAGCAAAATATCAAGCGTGTATTTTACAGTTCATCAGCCTGTATGTACCCTGAACACAATCAATTAGACCCAAACAACCCTAACTGTGAAGAATCAAGTGCATACCCAGCAAACCCAGATTCAGAATATGGATGGGAAAAACTATTCAGTGAACGTTTATTCTTAGCTTTTAACCGCAATTATGGTTTAGATGTCCGTATTGCTCGTTTCCACAATATATTCGGTCCCTATGGTACTTGGGTAGGTGGAAAAGAAAAAGCACCAGCAGCCATGTGCCGTAAAGCAGCTGAAACACCAGATGGAGGTGAGATTGAAGTATGGGGTGATGGTCAACAAACACGTTCATTCCTCTACATTGACGAGTGTATAGATGCAATATTACGTCTAATGAGACAAGATAGTTTCTTAGGTCCTGTAAATATTGGATCTGAAGAAATGGTTTCGATTAATCAACTCGCTCAAATGGCTATTGATGCTTCAGGTAAAAATATTACTATTAAGAATATCGATGGTGAGGAATTTAAAGCAAAATATGGCTTTAAATGCCCAACAGGAGTAAGAGGTAGAAACAGTGATAATAAACTATATAAAGAAAAAATTGGATCAGATGTTTATTATCCCCTAGACAAAGGCATTGAACAAACATTTAAATGGATAAATAAACAAATAAATAAATAATTATGTATAAAGTAGTTCATAAACCTTGGGGTAAGGAAGAATGGCTTGAGTTAAATGATGCTTACTGCTATAAAAGAATATATATTAATGCTGGATATAAGACAAGTTACCAATATCATCAGTTTAAAAAAGAAACCAACTACATTATAGAAGGAACAGCTGAAGTGTGGTTAGAAAATGATAAAGGAGTTGTTGAAAAGAAAATAATGAAAGCAGGTGAATTCTTTAATGTAACACCCCCTAAAAAACATCGAGTAATAGCTATTACAGATATTATTTTACAAGAAGTATCTACTCCTCATGTCGATGATGTCTTTAGAATCAATGATGAATTTAATAGAGCAGATGGAAAAATAGAAGCAGAACACTCAACTCCCGCTGTATTGATATTATCAGCAGGGATTGGTTCTCGTTTAGGTGAACTTACTAAGAATATAAACAAAGCAATGTTACCTATTAATAATAAAGCTATTATTTCACATATTATAGAAAAATTCTCTAAAGAATATGAATTCATAGTAACATTGGGATACAAAGGAGAAGAATTAAAAGAATACTGTGAATTAACCCACCCTAACCATAAGTTCCAGTTCGTAACTATTGATAACATAGAGGGAAACGGGTCAGGACCTGGGTATTCTGCTTTACAATGTAAACAATATTTACAACGTCCTTTCTACTTTGTAACTGCAGATTGTATTGTTAATTCTAAAATTCCTCATTTAGATGGTAATTGGTTAGGTGTTTATCCTACAGGATACCCTGAAAAATATTCTACTGTTAAGATTGATGAGCATGATACTATTCTTGATCTTACAGGTAAAAACAATAATGGGTATGATAATGCTTTTATTGGGTTAGCTAGTATTTGGGATTATAGTATTTTCTGGGGCGAGTTAGAATCTAATATTAAGCAGGGTGAAATAGTATCTGCTTTTGAAACAGTATCTAAATATTCTAACTTTAAAGCTAAACACCTAAAGTGGCTTGATACTGGAAATATAGATGATTTGAACAGAACTAAAGAGCATTTTAGAGATAACCCACTATCATTGTATAAAGTAACAGATGAAATTACTTATAAAAATGAGAAGTTTATTAAGTTTAATCCTAATACTGACTTTATTAAAAATAAAGCAAAACGTGCTTCTATTCTAGATAATTTGATTCCTTCTGGGTTTACAAATACTAAATACTTTATAGGATATAAATGGGAACCCGGAGGAACATTATATAATTATGATTCTTTAGAATTATATACTTCATTTTTAGATTTCTATAAAAAAGTATTATCTAAAGCAGACATGTACTCTGATAGTAAAGAAATATTCCATGAATTTTATAATAATAAAACAGAACAAAGAAAACAAAAATTCATAAATAGATTCGGATCCCATTATTACACTCAGTCATTTAATATTAATGGAACAACATACAATTCTTTAGATAAAATATGGTCTTTAATTGATATAAATCAGTTAAGTTCTAATCCTTCTTATACTTTATTCCATGGTGATCTGCAATTTGATAATATTATATACGACCCAGAAATAAATAAATTCATTTATATTGATTGGAGAGAATCGTTTGGTGGATCCACTAAAGGAGGAGATGTATATTATGATTTAGCTAAATTATATGGAGGATGCATTATTCCTTACAATTTAATGAAAGAAGAATCTTGGGTTAAGTTGTACGAAGGTTCATCCGTTATCAATTATTCATATTCTGTTCCTGTTAACTTAACTAAGTTTAAAAACGAATATGAAAAATGGATAGTAGAAAATGGATTTGATTTAAATAGAGTGAAATTAATAACCGGATTAATATTCTTAAACATGTCTCCACTACATGATGAAAAGTTTGCTAAAATGTTGTGGTTTAAATCAATTGAAATATTAAGTGCTTTTAATAAATAAAAATACAAAAATATACTGCTCATTCTCTTCCAATCCCGGAAATAATGGGTGTGTTTTCTTTAATAAGAAATTTCAAGAAAACAACATAGATGCTATCTATAAGTCCTTCTATTCAGACAACATTAAAAAATCAGTAGAAGCCGTTAAAACACTAGGTATTTCTGGATTTGCTATTAGTATGCCTTTCAAAACAGAAATTTTAAAACATGTTGATGAAATAGATAATGCTATTCAAGAAATAGGAGCAGCTAATACTATTATCAACAATAATGGTTATTTAAAAGCATATAATACTGATTGGATAGGGGTGAAGAAATATTTGGGTAGTATTTCCTCTCTTACTATATTGGGTAACGGAGGATTTAGTAAAGCTATTCAATATTGGTGTAAACAAGATAATATTAAATTTAAAGTAATAATAAGAAATGAATGGGACAGGGTAATTGATTTAGAAGATCTTGTATTCAATGCAACACCAGTAGATGTAAAAATAAAAGGAACATTAATAGATGGAAGACCACACACCTCAGATGGTAAAATTATAGCTAACCTGCAAGCAGAAGAACAATATAAACTTTATACTAATGAGCAATATTAGATATTTCATAGGACCTATGTCTAAAAACATAGTAGACGCTATACTCGAATTTTGTGAAGAAACAAAAAACGAGATTGCTTTAATACCTTCTCGTCGTCAAGTAGAATGGGATGGAGGTTATGTAAACAATTGGACTACTAAAGAATTTAGTATACATGCTTTACCTCTCACATTACAACGCGACCATGCAGGACCAGGACAAGGCGCCACAGATGATGATGGGTATGAGTCATTAAAGCACGATTGTGAATATTTGGATTTAATTCATATTGACCCTTGGAAAAAATACCCTGTATTTACTGATGGATTAGAAGAAACAATCAAAATGATTGAATGTTGCTACAAATTAAACCCAGAAATTCAATATGAGGTAGGAACAGAAGAAGCAATTAGACGATTTGAGGCATATGAATTAGCTGACCTAATGCACCAACTCCAACATAGATTACCCTTAGAAGTATATAAACAAATTAAATATCTGGTAATCCAATCAGGAACCTCACTAAAAGGAACTAATCAAACGGGTACTTATGATTCAGAGCGATTAAAAGAAATGGTAGGGGTTTGTAAACAATTTAATATATTATCTAAAGAACACAATGGTGATTACATACCAGTATCAGTTATTCATGAAAAATTTAATTTAGGACTAGATGCAATTAATATAGCACCTGAATTTGGCTTAATTGAAACTCAGACGTATCTTGATGAAATAGGATCTGATGAAAAAATATTTGATCGTTTTTGGCAAATATGTTATGATTCTAAAAAATGGGTAAAATGGGTTAATCCGGGATTTAATCCATATTACAATAAAAAAGAATTAGTCAAAATATGTGGACATTATGTTTTATCTAATCTTAACTTTCTAAATGAAATTAAATCCCAATTTCCTGGAATTGATGATAAAATTAAAACTAATATTACAAATAAATTAAAACAACTTTATGGACACCAGGCCTAAAACAATCATTTGTGATATTGATGGAACTTTAGTTCGTCATTTTCCCCCATTCATTTCTTCTCGTTTAGATACTAAATTAGAACTATTACCGGGTACATTAGAAAAATTATCTGAATGGGATTATAAGGGATATAATATTATTCTCCTTACTGGTAGAAGAGAATCAATGAGAGAAGTAACAGAAAAACAACTAGCAGAATTAGGAATATTTTATGATCAATTAATAATGGGGATAGGTGGTGGCCCCAGAATATTAATTAATGATAATAAACCAAATGGAGTTGAAACAGCATTTGCTATTAACATAGAACGCAATAAAGGAATCAATGATATTATTCTGTAACACATTCATAACTGAAACTAAACCTCCTATTGGGAAAGGATTTGTATTTAGAGAAAACTTAAAAGCATTCTCTAATTTTGATGTTTTTAAATATTCATTATCTAGTTTAGCAGTTGCTTATAATTGGAGTAAAGTTATTTTAAAAATATCTTTAGATGATATTTACAAGCACCGTCAACTAGAATTAGAACAGTTTATTAAAGATGAATTTGGTAAGTTTGATTTAATATTAGAGTGGCAACGTAACGAATATCAAAACGATTGGAAGAAAGACTATGAATTGTTAAATGATAATCTAATTTGGTACTACTGCAATCATGACCATATATTCTTTGATTCCACACCAGACTATCTATCTACATTAGTAAATGATATTAAAGATGAAAAGTTATGTACTGTTGCTTTCTCTCATTGGCCTGAGTGTATTAGAACAGTAAGGCAAGGGTACATATCACCTCCATTACAAAATCCCTCAATACACCCAACATATAAGGTATGTAATAATTATTTATATTCTGAAAATACTAGTTGCGATAGTATTCAAATAATAACTAAAGATATATACTATGATTGGTGGTGTACTGGAGAATTCAGTACAAGGTTACCTCGTCCTGATTTCTTTGGAATAGGGCTACCAGAAATAAAGCCTGTTCCTATCCATAAAACAATAACACCATTAAAAGAAATATGTCGCCACTTTGACGGTTATCAGCATGTCCAACCAGCTATAGATAATAGCCAATGCCCTGCAATAGATATCCCACCTGGTTTCTTTGAAAATGATATCAAAATAAGATATGGGTATGATGATTATAAGGAAGGATGGGTAAACATTAATCCTAAAAACGAATATTATTACGCTCATAATAAAGCAGGAACTGATTATAAATTTACACTAGATGATTTACCATTAGTTTGGAAAAATAAAATATCAGTTATAGATTCAAATCCGAATATTGATGAAGAAGAAATGCTTCAGCATAGATTAAAGTCAGTATTAGAAATGATGTATACTTCTCCTTATTATATTATAGATAAAGAAGTAGAAGAAAAAGTATTAAATAAATATTTAGAAAATTTTAACTACACAGTATAATGTTTAAAGTATATTCTAACTTTATAGGAGCAGATGAATTTGAAGCTGCTCTTACAGATGATTTAAAATCAAAACCAATCACTGTATTTAATGACTATCCAGAAATAACTTTAGATAAGTTACAACTTAATAAGTATAATATTTTAATGGTATTAGAACCTAATCAGTTATTCGGTATTCATAATTGGGCCATTCACAATCATCATTTATTTAGTCTTGTACTAACTTGGGGACAAGAGGTATTAGATAATTGCCCTAATGCTATGTTCTTTCCTATGGGTATTAGTTGGCTAGATAAAGAATATGTTGATAATGCAGATAAGATAGAAAAACAGTTTGAAGTATCGTTTCTATGTGGAGGTAAACAGCGTATTGAGGGCCATCATTTAAGACATAGATTACATAAGCGTGAAAATGAAATAACCACTCCTAAACAATGGTATTATACCCTACCAGATTATGATTACAACGGAGGCCATCATACTATCATAAAATATGAAGGTAAATCTCCTGGACATGAAAAGAAAAGATTGTGGAATAGTATGTTTACTATCGCTGTAGAAAATTCATCTAATAGAGGATATCATACAGAAAAAGTTATTGATGCTTTTCTATCTAAAACATTCCCAATCTATTGGGGATGTCCAAATTTAGAAGAATTAGGATATGATCCAAATGGATTTATCTATTGTAAAGATGAAGATGAAATTATAACTGCTGCTAATACACTAACTCCTGAATTATATGTTGAAAGAAAAGCAGCTATAGACTATAACTACGAACTGGCTAAACACTATGCAGATATATTTGGTCGATTTAGATCAGTTATGGAAGCAATAGTTGAAGAAAACAACATATAATGTACGATTATTTAATAGTAGGGTCTGGTTTCTTCGGGTCAATATGCGCTCGTGAATTAACTAATGCTGGTTATAAATGTTTAGTTTTAGAAAAACGAAACCACATTGGAGGAAACTGCTATACTGAAAATAGAGACGGAATTAATATCCATACCTATGGACCTCATATATTTCATACATCAAATGAAGAAGTATGGAGATGGATTAACCAATATGTTACATTCAATAATTTTACTTTAAGACCATTAGCAATATATAAAGGTGAATCTTATTCTTTACCTTTTAGCATGTGGACATTTAATAAATTATGGGATGTAACTCATCCTCATCAAGCTAAACTTATAATTGAACAACAAAGTAAACATATTGGTGAACCTAAAAATTTAGAAGAACAAGCTATTAAATTAGTAGGTACAGATGTGTATGAAAAACTGATTAAAGGTTATACTGCTAAACAATGGAGAAAACCATGTGATCAATTACCCAAAGAAATCATCAAACGTTTACCAGTTAGATTTACTTATGATAATAATTACTTTAATGACAAATACCAAGGCATCCCAATTGGTGGATACACTCAGATATTTGAAAAATTATTAGATGGTATAGAGGTAAGATTAGGAGTAGATTATTTACAAAATAAAGAACATTGGGATAATCAAGCTACCAAAGTAATATATACTGGTCCTATTGATGCTTATTATAATTATCAATTTGGAGAACTAGAATACAAAACCACTAAATTCAAACACACTAAGAAAAATACAGACAACTGGCAAGGTGTTGCTATGGTGAATTATACTGATAGTGATATTGAGTATACTAGAATTATTGAACATAAACACTTTGAATTTGGCAATCAGCCTTATACTTGGATTACACATGAATATCCAACCGAATATAAAGCAGACAAAACTGAACCAATGTATCCAGTAAATGACATTAAAAATAATTCCATGTATAAATTATACAAATGTTTGGCTGACCAGGAAAAAAATATTATATTCGGTGGACGACTTGCTGAATACAAGTATTACGATATGCATCAAGTAATTGAATCAGCACTTAATTTTATAAAAAACAAATTAAATGAAAACACTAGCAGTTTTTAGTAATGTAACCACAAGTAAATTTCTTCATCATACTCAAACAATAGATAGGTTTACAGAATTAAATGTGTTACATGATCAAGATCAAACCCGATACAACGAATATGTAGAATGCTGTTTAAAAAGTTTTAGAAAATGGCATCCTGATATTGAGATGGTCTATATCAATGATGATAATTTAGAAGAATATTGGACTTTATTTGGTAATCCTAAGTTAATCAATTGTAGCGTTGCTCAAAAATTCGTAATTGCTTCTGAGGTTGCAAAATATTATAAAGTGGACAAATTAATAGTTTTAGATATTGATACTATTGTATGCGCACGTTTTACAGAAATGTTAGAAGATAATGAACATGATATATTAGCAAGTCTAAACTATAATATCCAAGATAAAACAGAATACTTTGAAACTCCATTCTATACATTAGAATTTGAAGATGGAACTATAATTCAAGATAGTGCCAATCTTAATTCAGGAGTAATATGTTTTAATAATGTTAAAGCATTAGAAAGATGTGTTGAACTAATGTTGGAACACCCAAATATTCTTGGAGAACAAGGAGCATTTAACGAATTAATTTGGGTAGAACAAACATATTCTACTAGAGTATTGGATGGTCCTTATCCTGTAAGTGATATCGTATACAATGTTAGAGCTAAAGGTGTTAATTTTACTAATCACATATTTGATTTAGCATTAAACTCCCCTAACCAAGCGCCTATTAGTCATTATTATGTTAAAGATGGTAAATTATTTACTCATGATAATAAACATATTAAAGTATGGCATATTGCTGAAGGATTACATGGTCGTCCTAAAGAAGACTTTGATCGTTTAACTAATTTATACAAAACAAAATTATTTAATGCAGAAACTTTAAAATTCTTTAGAGAAGAATGTGACTGTGCTGAATTCTTTAGTTAAATTTACCCAAATGCAAGAAATATTAAAATTAGTAGACGAATATATTAGTAAAAAACATTCCGAGAAAACCTGGGAAGCAGGTAAGGACTGGGTACAATATGCCGGTCCGTATTTTGATTCACAAGAATACACAGCAGCTGTCAAAACACTACTTGGTGAGTGGTTAGTATTAGGAGCTGAAGCGATTAAATTCGAAAATAAATTTCCTAAACTATTTGGAAAGAAATATGGGTTGATGGTTAATAGTGGATCAAGTGCTAACTTGTTAATGATGTTAGCTATGACCTCTAAACGTGGTTATAATTTCCCTAAAGGAACTAAAGTAATCACTCCAATTGCGGGTTTCCCAACTACAATCAATCCCATTATCCAACTGGGATTTACACCTGTGTTTGTTGATATTGAATTAGAAACGCTTAATCTTGATCTAGATCAAGTAGAACAAGCGTGTATTGATAACCCTGATGCTAAGATTATTACATTCGCTCACGTATTAGGTAATCCACCCAATATGAATCGTTTAATGGAAATAATTGAAAAATACAAATTAATTCTGTTAGAAGATTGCTGCGATGCATTAGGTACTACATTTGAAGGTAAACCGCTTGGTTCATTTGGTGAAATGGCAAGTTGCTCATTCTACCCAGCCCACCACATTACAACAGGTGAGGGGGGATTCGTTGCTGTAAACACAATGGAAAACGAACGTATCATTCGCAGTTTTAGAGAATGGGGACGTGGTTGTTATTGTGTAGGTAAACAAAACCTACTTGAAAATGGATCATGTCAATGCCGTTTTAGTAATTGGTTGCCTTCGCTTCCGAACGAAATATTTGATCACAAATACGTTTATGAAGAAATTGGATATAACTTAAAACCAATTGAATTACAGGCCTCTATCGGATTGGTACAGATGAAGAAGCTACCTGAGATTGGAGATAAACGTAAAGAAAACTATAAGAACTTATTTGCTGCTTTTAGTAAATATCCTCAATATTTCTATTTACATGAAGCACAACCTGGAGCAGATGTTGATTGGTTTGCCTTTCCAATAACTGTTAAAGACGGTGCTCCGTTCAAACGAGCTGATATTTGTAAGTTCTTAGAAGCAAATAAAATCCAGACTCGTCCTTACTTTGCAGGTAACATCATGCTACAACCAGCATATACACACTTGATGGATTCTAAAGAGGTAATTGAAAAATATCCTGTAGCTAGAAAAGTAACTACTGATACTTTCTTCTTAGGTACTTCTCCTGTAATCAATAAAGAAAAAACAGATTATATTGAAACAATATTAGATAAATTTATTTCCCAATTATGAAAATAGTATATATAACAGGTTGTTTAGGGTTTATAGGATCATATGTCACTAGAGCATGTTTAAATAAAGGATGGTATGTTAAAGGTGTAGATAAAATGACATATGCTGCTAATAAAGAATTATTAGATGAATTCGAACAATACCCTAATTTCTCATTTGTCCATTGTGATATCAATGAACTAACATTTTTATATGAGTGTGACTATGTTATCAACACAGCAGCTGAAACTCACGTAGGTAATTCAATTGCTAATAGTGATGAATTTGTACATTCTAATATAAACGGCGTTCATAATATACTTGAATTAATTAGAAATTATAGACAAGAAACTTCCAAAACACCAATATTACTCCACTTCAGTACAGATGAGGTATATGGTGATATTGAGGAAGGAGCTCACATAGAAACAGACCTACTTAAACCAAGCAATCCATATTCAGCAACTAAAGCTGCTGCTGATATGCTAGTATTAGCTTGGAGCAGAACATATAATCTACCTTATGTTATTGTTAGACCAACTAACAACTATGGTATAGGACAATATGTTGAAAAATTAATTCCTAAAGCATGTAAATACCTTAAATTAGGAAAGAAAATTCCACTACATAATAACGGAACACCAATTCGCAACTGGTTACATGCTGCTGATACTGCTGAAGCAGTAATTACCATCATTGAGAGTGGAGTTAAAAATGAAATATATAATATTGCTGGTGGGTTTGAACAATCAAACTGGGATACGGTTGAAAAGGTAATTAAAGAATATTTTGGAGACGTTGATATAAAATCATACCTTGACTTATCCTATTCAAGAGCAGGACAAGATGTTCGTTATGCTTTAGATGATTCTAAATTAAGATCATTAGGGTGGGAACCTAAAGCAATATTTGATAAAGAATTACTATCTATTGTTGAATATTATAAGAGTAAATTTATATGGTAGAATTAAAAAAACGAATAGTTGAAATTGCCTATAAACATAAACTAGGCCATCTAGGAAGTTATTTCTCAGCACTAGAAATTATTGATTCTATCTATCAAAAAATGAATAAGGACGATATATTCATTTTATCTTCAGGACACGCTGCATTAGCATTATATGTTTGTTTAGAAAAATATAGAGGACAAGATGCTGAAGCATTGTTTATTAAGCATGGTGGTCATCCCCATTGGGACGAAGAAGCAGGTATTCATTGTTCAACAGGTAGTTTAGGGATGGGTATTGCTATTGCTTTAGGAAGAGCTATTGCTAATCCAAATAGAAAAGTATATGTTTTAATAAGTGATGGAGAATGTGCTGAAGGAAGTGTTTGGGAAGCACTTAAAACTATAGTAGAACAAAATATTAATAATATTGAAATACATGTTAATGTAAATGGGTATGCTGCTTATAGAGAAGTAGATGTAAACTATTTAACTAATAGATTAAAAACATTCCTACCTAATATTAATATTCATTTCACCACAGTAGAACATTTTCCCTTTCTTAAAGGATTAAATGCTCATTACCATGTAATGAGAGAAAACGATTATCAAACAGCATTAGAACAATTGTCATGAGAAGAGATTTAGCTAAATTATTATTCGATGCAATGGAATCTAATCCTAATATTTACCTGGTTACAGGTGACTTAGGATATGGTTTGTGGGATAATATTAGAGATACTTATCCTAATAGATTCTTTAATGTTGGTTCATCTGAGATGGCTATGATGGGGATGGCTATTGGATTAGCTATGGATGGTAAAATTCCATTTGTATATTCAATTACACCTTTTGCCATATATAGACCATTTGAAATGATTAGAAACTATATTAATCACGAAAATATTCCTGTAAAAATATTAGGGGGTGGTAGAGATGATGAGTATGGCTATTTAGGATTTTCTCATTGGGCTAGTGAAGATTTAGCAGCTCTAAGTGTATTTGAAAACCTCAAACTATTCAAACCCCATACTCAGAATGAATTAGAAAACGCCTTTAGTTTCGCAATTAATAATGATTCCCCAGTTTATATAAACCTGAAAAAATGAGGATACTGATTACAGGAACAAATGGGTATGTAGGTAAATCACTATATAATGCTTTAAAAGATAAACATAATGTAACTGCTATTACTAGAAATGAATGTGATTTAAATAATTCTGAGTCAATTAATTTATTTTTCAAAGATAAAACATTTGATGTTGTTCTCCATTGTGCTGTTAAAGGTGGCAGTAGATTACAACAAGATGATTGGAGTATATTAGATACTAATCTTTCAATGTATTACAACCTGTATTCAAACAAAGATAAATTTAAAAAACTAATACATTTTGGATCAGGAGCTGAACTACATATGAGTGAAGAACCATATGGTTACAGTAAAAAAGTAATTAGAGAATCAGTGTTACATAATGATGGTTTCTATAATCTAAGAATATTTGGAGTATTTGATGAAAACGAATTAGATACTCGTTTTATTAAAGCAAATATTAAACATTATATTAATAAAGAACCAATGATTATCCATCAAAACAAAATGATGGACTTTATCTATATGTCTGATTTAGTTAAAATAGTAGAATATTATATTAACAATGATGGGCCTAAAGAAATAAACTGCGTGTATAATGAGTTCTTTACTTTGGGAAAAATAGCACAAACTATAAACGAATTAGAAGAATATAAGGTTGATATAAAAACAGTAAATGAAAATGTAGGTAAATCTTATATAGGTAATTTTAAAGAATTAGGAATTAATTTTATAGGATTAGAACAAGGAATTAAAGAAGTATATAATAAATTAAAATGACTTATAAAATAAGATATCATATAATGCCTTGGGAAATAGATTTAGCTTTACTAACATATGATAGAATAGCTAAGTCTCTCCAATATATTAATGATGACATAATACTAGAATCACGCTTAAATCTCTCCAGTTATATTATAAATTGGAATGAATCTAGGTTACCTAAAGAATTCTTTATAGACAAATACAAGGATTTAGAAAAAATATTAACTGGGAGATTAACACACAATTCAAAAGTATACGATGGGGATCAATTATATGGTCACCTTGACTTAGAGAAAGAAGCATATGACGAAAATATAGATGGGTATATTAATATATGCCCTGATATTTGGTTTAGTGAACAGGCATTATATTACATGATTGAAGCATCTAAACAAATCCCAAATAAATATTTTGTTATTACTCCTCAGATAGCTAGACTATGGGATAATACATGGGATTCACTTGTTAATCCAATTTACCATAGTGTCCCTTATAATCAGTATACAGAACAAGATATATTCAATATTGCTTATAACCAAGCAACATCAACTCAAGAAATTGCTTTAAAACCAATCCAACACAGTAAATATGCTGGTTGGTTTGATTTATATAGTAAATCATTTTATAATGATATAGCACCTGTTGGGGATAATTGGAGTGGATATGGTGGTTGGGATTTATATTCTATGACTGTTGCTGATATATGCAAAGGTAGAGGATTAGATTACCAACAATATGTTTTAGAAGGACAAACAATATACGAACATGGAAAAATAGACTATACTTCATTTTACAGAAGTCGCATAATATTAAACAACATCCCATCTCAAAAAGACATATTCAGAGAAAATACAGGACATTATATTCAAGAAAGAATTAACTACTTATTAAATAATAAAACAATATGAATTTATTTCCAATAGATGAAAAAGGTTCGTGGATAACAGATGACCCACAACATTGCTTCGATCAAGGATTAAATACTTCACTTTTAAATTTTCTAAAAGGAAATTCAATATTTGATTTTGGATGTGGAGATGCAAATTATCTTAAACAACTAAAATCAGTATGCCCTAAAGTGAGTGGATGTGATGGAAATCCCCATACAGAACAATTAACTGATGGGATTGGATTTACAGCTGATCTATCCCTTTCCCAATCATTTGGAGAATACGATTGGGTTACTTCATTTGAGGTTGGTGAACATATTCCTAAAGAATTTGAAGATGTGTTTATAGATAATCTATGTAACCATGCTAAAAAAGGGATAGTGATGAGTTGGGGTTATCCTGGACAACCTGGAGAAGGTCATATTAATTGTCAAACATCAGAACATATTATTGAACAACTATATAAGCGTGGATTTCTAGTTGATTATTTTAAAAGTAATGAATTTAGAGATGCTACTGAAACTTGGTGGTTCCAAGCAAATTTATTAGTATTTTATAACATAAAAAATAATCTTTAAAATGTCTACATTTGACCTAGAACAAACAGTAAACCACCTACATAGAACCCCTTCAGATATTAATGAACACTTTCCTGCCATAGTAAAATATGGGAGAGAATGTGAAACTATAACGGAAATGGGGGTTAGATGGATTGTATCAACATGGGGATGGTTAGCTGCTCTTCCTAAAAAATTAACAAGCTATGATTTGAAAGATCCTTCAAATTGGGGAGCCAATATACAAGATATATACGATACTGCTAAACACTATAACGTTGATTTTAAATTTATAGAAGTAAATGTGTTAGAAATTGAAATTGAAGAGACTGATCTTTTATTTCTAGATACATTTCATACTTACGAGCAAGTAAAAGCTGAATTAAAACTACACGCTGGTAAAGTAAAAAAATACATTTGTTTTCATGATACGACATCGTTTGCTATTAATGGAGAAGATGGAAAACAAGGAACGGGTATTTGGCCTGCTATCGAAGAATTTTTAGAAGAAAAAAAAGATGAGTGGATTTTAAAAGAACGTTATTTAAATAATAATGGTTTCACTATTATAGAAAGAATAAAATGAAAATAAAAGTATTTGTAAGACATTGCAATTTCTCTTCCAATTCAGTTCATAAAAATAGACCTGAATGGTTTTCAAGAGAAAAATGTTGGGATAGACTTAAATCCACTATTGGGCAGGGTGATGATATAACAGTGATGTTTGATGGTACTCCTAATGATGAACACTTCTTATCTAAAGATAAAGAAGGATATAATTTAGTTTGCAAACATGGAGGTACAGATGGACATTCATTTCGTAATTTATTAGAATATGTTTACGAACAAAATATAGAAGATAATACTGTTCTGTATTTTTTAGAAGATGATTATTATCATCACCCACAATGGGCTAGTATATTGAAGGAAGGATTCGAATATATTGGAGCTGATTATATAACATTATATGACCATAATGATAAGTATTTCCTCCCGATGTATGAAGATTTACAAAGCAAAATAATAGCTACTCCTTCATGTCATTGGAGAACAGTACCTTCAACTACTAACACATATGCAATGTTATCTCAAACTTTTAAAAAGCACTATTCTATTCATTTAGAATACTGTGATTTAGAAAAAGGCTATACTAGAGATCATGATAAATTTCTCAGATTATGGAGCGAAGGATCAAATCTAATATCCAGTATACCTGGATACTCAACCCACTGTGAAGTTGAATATATGTCTCCTGTAGTAAAATGGAACAAAATATGATATCAGTAATAATACCAACATACAAAGAACCTGAGGTACTTGATTTATGTTTACGTTCTGCTATTGAAGGGCAAATAAACAATAACCAAATTATAGTTGTAGTAGATGGTTATTATGATTTAAATAAAGAGGTATTAGAAAAATATAAAGATAAAATCGATATACTCGATTTAGGTGAGAATCAAGGACTATGTAGAGCAACTAATTTAGGTGTTTACAATGCTTCAAACGAGTTGATTTTAATTGTTAATGATGATAATATATTCCCCTACGGATGGGATAAAGCACTAGAAACAGACTACACCCCCAATTCAGTAATATCTCCAAATCAAATTGAACCTACACCTAGTATGTTCAGACAATTTCATATTAAGAATTTAGGACGTGATCCTAAAACGTTTGATTTAAAAGCATTTTGGGAATATGAAAAATCATTATCTATTTTACCAATAGACAATACAGGTTCAACACTCCCTATATTCATGGCTAAGAAAGACTACCTAAAAGTAGGTGGGTGGGATGAATCGTATCCAGGGCCGTGGGTTGTAGATTGGGAGTTCTTTATGAAATGTGAAATGAATGGAATGAAAATGCTACGAACATATAATTGTCATTTCTACCATTTTGTATCAGTAGGTACACGCACCCCTGATCAAATAACAAATAACCAGATTAAAGAACAAGCATGCCATGAATATTTCTATTATAAATGGGGAAGACCAGCAAGACATAATCCTGAAAATAATTCAAAGTTAATTTTTTGATATTTATAAGAAACCTTGTCTATGCCTCGTCCACGTCGCTCTAAACTAGACCCAGTAAGTCGAATCATGACCCTCGGTGATATAGAAACCGAGAATATAAATGATTTAATCTATACTATATACGAGATAAATGAGGAGGATGCTAAAAAACAAACAATAGAACCAATAAAACTAATAATCAACTCATCTGGAGGGGAAATATACAGTGGATTAGCTTTAATTGATGTCATTGGTACTTCGTTGACCCCAGTTCATACAATATGTCATGGTGCAGCAATGTCAATGGGTTTAGTAATATTCGCTGCTGGTCATCACCGAACAGCGAGCAACAATGCTACATTCATGTATCATGAAGCGATGTACGGCGTTGAAGGTAAAACGGCATATCATAGACAAGAAATGAAAGAAGCGAATCGCATTGATAAAATATGTGACGATTATTTATTGTCTCGTACTAAATTAACACAAAAGATATTAGATGATGTTAAAAATAGACAAGCAGAGTGGTATTTCGATGCGAAAACAGCGTTGAAATATGGTGTGGTAAATGAAATTCTATAATATTTATATATAAACGACAATAATGGCTAATCCTAAACTTAGAGTAGACGTAAATCATAACCCAACCAAAAAGGGTATTAAAGTACAATTCGTAATGCCTGAAACATTAGAAGGTGATGCTAAAGCTGAGATGACTCAGAAATTGCAATCTAAGTTAAATCAAGGATTGTCTCAATATAACTTAACAGTTAGCCAAGACACAGATGTGCCTTATGCTAACGTAATTGGCTTCTTAATCCCAATTGCTGATGTTAAGTTGATGATTAAGAATGCTATCACTGGTAAAAGTGGTGGTAACGAACCTGCAGTTTAATTACTAAAAACGGTTATGGCTAAAATAAAACGTAAAATGAGGAGAAAAATCCCTGTGCTTCGCGTTAAAGTAGAACCAGGAGCAGATTATTCTCAATTAGCAGAAATACCAGAAGTTCAACAAGTAGTTATAGAAGAAGCAATATATGCCATTAAAGATGGTCTTGCTCGAAATAAATCTTCCATCTCTCTATTTGAAGTAGCCTATTCAGATTATTATATTGAGTTAGAAAAACCAAAATGGAAACCTACTCTTGAAAAGGTACTTGAATACTACGTCGAGAAAGAGGAGTATGATAAGTGTATCGAAACAAGAGATTTAATTAGTAAATTATGAATGAAGGAGAAAAACACGCTGAAGGAGTTAAAAACTCCATTGATGACATTATAGGTGTTGATACAACACTCAAATTAAAGAAGAAAACAGAAGACGATATTCAAAGAGAAAAATTTGAACAAGTTATCCGTTTAGTACAAGAAATAGAAACACGTGGTGTATTAATGGCTGAGGAATTACAAGTTGATTTCTCAACATACGATGAGAAATTCTATATGGCTATTGATTTAATGTTTGAATTGCATTTTGGAAAAGAAGCAGCTGAAATTATATTTTTCTACTTATATGAACGAACCAATCCTGATGGTTCCACTAATGATATATTGGATGCTAATGATTACCCTATCCCATTAGACACAGTTGCTGATCTATGGTCAATAGTTAAACTAACTCAAGCCAAACAAAAGCTTGGTAGGCAAAAAAAGAAATAATATATTTATCTAAACAAAAATGAAGTATATGAAAAAGATGATCGCAGTTGCCATGATCGCAACATTTGCTGTAGCTTGTACAAATGGTACAACTAACACAACTCCTGTTACTACTGATTCAACCTCAACAGTTGATAGTACTGTAGTAACTAACGACACCACTGCAGTAGTTGATACTACTACTCCTGATGTCAAAGTAAAATAATTAGTGGGGCTTCGGCCCCCTAATTTTATTTTTGTTATGCCTGCACCTAAACCACTTACTAAAGACGATATCTTAAAAGCAATGCGATTCACAAAATCGAATCGTGCTGCGGCTAAGTATTTGGGTTGCTCGTATCAACATTACAAACCATTCGCTAAACTATTCCGAATAGATGAGGCTGATCCTAATTCGCCTACACTATTCGACTCCCATAAAAACCAATCAGGTAAAGGCATTCCCAAGTTCTTACCTAATCGAAAAAAAGAACCAAACGTCAAACTTATTTTCGAAACAGGGACGGGTTGGGAATCCTTCACACCTGAAAAAATTAAAGCAAGAGGTATTGCTGAGGGTTATTTAAAGGAAGAATGCTATCAATGTGGGTTCTGTGAGCGTAGAGTAACTGACTATAAAACACCTCTACTGCTTAATTTCAAGGATGGTAATAAGAATAACTATCTACTTGACAATTTAGAATTATTATGCTATAACGATTATTTCCTACTTGTAGCTGACCCATTAACACCAGACCAAGTACGTCACATTGAAGATAATCAAACACCTAAAGCAGTATCACACGATTGGGATTTAGATGAAGCACATTTAGAAAACATGAGGGCACTAGGATTATTGGATTAGGCAAAATAAAATCGTATATTTAACTAAATAAAATAAAATGAACGGTTTACACAATCAATTTGCTGGGTTTGAATTACCCTCAGAAATGAAACAAATGTATCGAGCAGGTTTCCAACCATTTGGGCCTAAAAGCATAGCTAAATTGGCTCTATTCCTTCAGGAAAGCAAAGTAGATAACTTCAATGAAGTATATGACTACTATTCATCCCTCAAACCACAACGTTTGGAAGGCGAGTCAGATGCTGAATTGAAAAATCGCTCCAACTTCACTAAAACAATTCAGAAATACAAATTATATTTCTATAATTATTCAGTATACGAAAACAAGTAACATGGCAACCTATTTTCAAGTTAAAGTACAGTTTACTGTTGAAGACAGTAAAGGTAAAGTAAAAAAACAAAACGTATTGTATCTGGTAGATGCTCAGTCAGTGACTGAAGCTGAAGCCCGTACCGTTCAATTCTTAACCGCTAATGGCGAACAAGAATTTGAAGTGAAAGCCGCTTCGGAATCTCCTATTGTACAGGTAGTTACATCAACACAGAAGTAACTGCTGATGCTCAGTTCGTCTAATGGTTAGGACGCGTCCCTTTCACGGATGAAATACGGGTTCGACTCCCGTACCGAGTACCTGAAGACGGTGCGATAAGCATTGACGCCACGTCTGACCCTTAGCTCAGTAGGTTAGAGCAAGTTTATAGTACTCAAGGCTTATCAACCATGAGGAAATAAGTCGTGCCGCTGGTTCGATTCCAGCAGGGTCAGCAAATTGATCTTTGAAATTGGAGGTTTGGCAGAGCGGTCGAATGCGGTAGTCTTGAAAACTACTTTACGAGAAATTGTAACTGGGGTTCGAATCCCTAAGCCTCCGCAATAGATCTTACCTTAGGCGGTGAAACCGTGCGATGGCCGATGAATGAAAGTGAGGCGCTTAATGGCCGTGGCCCTTAAGAGGGGATAAAATATTCATCTGGTAAGTTTTATTTTTGGACCCTTAGCTCAGTTGGTTAGCAGCAGCGCGCTCATAACGCGAAGGTCGTAGGTTCAAGTCCTACAGGGTCCACTCGGTCTCGTAGTTCAACGGATAGAACAACTGCCTTCTAAGCAGTGGATCCAAGTTCGATTCTTGGCGGGACTACTAGATTTGGAAGCCAAGATATTAGTTCTTATATTTAACGTATGCCCTGGTGGTGAAATTGGTAGACACGCAAGACTTAAAATCTTGTGATCCGCAACGATCGTGCCGGTTCGATTCCGGCCTGGGGCACCATATTAGTTACTGTTCTTTGACATATAAGGAGAAATAAATCATGGAAACACTATCATTCATTTTAGGGATAGCGTCTGTGGTAGTTATTGCTACGGCAATAGTTGCTGTTTATGCTTTCGTTAAGGTAAATCAACTAAAAAGATATTTAGAAACTACAGAAAGATACACTAATACTGAAATAAGCAACATTTATAGAGAAATGGATGAACGTGTTAATGATGTTGTTCGTTCAGTAGATTCACGTTGTGATAAATTAGAAAATAAATTAACTAACAAAAAATAAAAAATAAAGTTAGAGAACAGTAACTAATATTTATAAATAACATGGCATGTCATTGTTTACATTTAAGAGATTCAAAGGAGTTCTTCGCTTTATTAAAGCGACGTGACCCTGCTATAATCTCAAAGATGGTCAGATGCGTACTCAGTGCAGCCAAGCGAGGTAAAGATAAAATAGATATATTTGATATCACGTTTAAATCAATGGATGAACTAACATTTACCATTGATAAGTCTCAATACAGAGAAATGTTAAGTAACTGTATGGTAGATATGATTGCAGCAGAAGAATATGAATTGTGTGCTGAAATCAAAAAGGTATTAGATAAGAAACCTCGCAAAACGAGGAAGAAAAAAATAGAAGTTCTTTAATTTATGGGGGAGCCAGGTATTGCTCCGTAATGTGAAGGTACCACTACATGCAGACGGTTGGTAGAAGTCGTCTCTAAACAAACTGCAAAACAACAAACGACAACGAATTGTCAACTATGACCTTCGATGATGTAATGTCATTCGTAGGCGCCGATTACGCTCTTGCAGCCTGATCCGCAAGGGGCAGCTGATAGCCTTGCAACAGAACAGCACTTTAGTTTTCTCTGTAGTCATAAAACAGAGTGGTGGATGGCACGCTGACCATAATTAGCGTCCCCAAAAATTACAGTACAGAGCTGGTCGCAAGACTGATGGAGTAAAGAAGAGATAAAAGTCACTACCCACGTCTCTTACAATTCAGTACTAAGCATGTGATACGTTGGTGTTATTGTTCCTTACGGATACATCGGTTCGAATCCGATCTCCTCCACAATTTACTTAAGAGGCAATCAGAAATGATTGCCTTTTTATATTTATACCTGATTATTAAAAGTATGAGAACCTTATTTACAGCAATATTGATATCATTATATACGGTACTGGCTGCTCAAAAAGCTGTTCCTGAGGGAGAAATAAATTCACTTACATCACCTTTTGCCACAGTACATATTGGTACTGTTACTAATAAAGTTAAAATAGGTCCACTTACTGGAAATAAAAACTTAGCATTTGGTGTTAAAAATATAACTGAAGAAGCTATATTAGATAAAGGATATGATTTAATTGATAACTCAGAACTTAGATTAGATTTAGAAATAATTTATCTTGATATACAACAAACATCAACTGGTGTAAGTGTGTTTCATAAAACAGAAAACGAAACAATAATTAGAATAAAAGGTATTCTTTATATAAATAATAAAAAATCAAAAGAATACGTTGCGACAGGTAAGTCCTCCGAAATATCTACATCTACAATGATTATCGATGAAGGTGGTGGTTTTAATCAAGCATCAGCTCGTTCTGCACTTAAAAAAACCATTATTAACCTAATCGAAAAACTCCTATGAAAAAACTATTATTAGCATTTGCGCTTTTAATTAGTTACGTAACCACATTTGCCCAAACACCTGCAATTGGACATTTCCAGACTCTAGCAACAGTTAGAAGAGGTGATACATTAGATGTAGCCTGGTATTACAGACCAGGATCTCCTGACATTCGTACATTTCAGGTGGACTTTCAGTACAAGAAAACATTATTAACTTATTTATCTACTACAGTTGATGCTACTGTTAACGGAATGACCCCAGCAGTAAGCTATAGAACTTGGGATAACTATAAGTATAATAACTATTCAAACGGAACTTATACTTATTTAACTAATAACGATTGGGCTGTAGGTCGTAACTACTTAGTATTATCAAGCGGTAATACTATTAACTCTGGTGGTTACATTATCCATAACAAATATAAAATCAACGCTGTAGCTCCAAACTACGTTTCAGATACAATTACTGTAAACTGGGCTCGTATGTTTGATGTTAACGGTAATACAATTGGTGATAACGTAGCTCAACTTACAAACCAAAAATTAGCTATTAAATTATTAGGTAACTTAACCTTATCAGGTAAAGTGTGGTTAGGACCACAAATAAACTTACGTCCTGTGGTTATCTGTACTCAAGCTAATAACGGTGCTTTTATAGATTCAATCACAGTAAATGCTGATGGTACTTATACCTTAGATAATATCGATGAAAATACTCGTTATAAACTTGAACTTAAATTCCCAGCAGCACTCGCCTCAATTAGAGATAATGCTGTAACAATAGCTGATGCCGTTAAAACATACGACGAATACACTAATACAGATGTTAACCAAACATTCCCAAGAACATACTTAAAAAATGGATTAGCATATTTGATTGCTGATGTTAACAAAACAGGTACATTAGATGGTGGTGATGCTTATTCAATCTATGCTTCAGTATCAGGTTTAAAACCAATTGATACAACTAAAGCATTAAATGTATTTAGTAAGAATGCTTATGATTCATTAGCCTTGGGACAAGATCAATGGGTTGCATGGCCTGGTAGTATTAATGGTGTAAATCATATCTTTGATAGTGTAGGTACAGTTAACTTAACAAACGTTGATATTAAGTACTTCATCTTAGGTGACGTTGATAGAACCCATTCATCCCCAGTATTTGATGCTAATGGAAACTTAGTAACTGCAGCTAGATATATTGGAACACTTGATGTTAATATTCCAAATGTAACTGCACCAACAGGTCAAGCAATGTATGCTAACTTTAATATCAATACAAATGGTATTAAAAATGACGGTTTGCAGTTCGAAATGAAATACGATCCAACTAAGGTTAAGTTTGAAGAAATAGTATCAAACATTCAAGGACCGTGGTTACAGTATTTAACTCATGATGACGCCAATGGTATTATTCGTTTTGGAGGAATGAATAACCAAGTACTAGGATCATTAACAGGTAATGCTACTCCATTTAAATTAAAATTCTCTCCAATCGGCAATAACGATATTATGACTAACTTGTATGTTAGAAGCTTAATGGATGCTGCTGATAGAAATGGAGATCATTTCAATATCAATTTACAATCTGATTATGTAGTATTATCTTCAAGACGAACTGTAGTACAAACACCTGAAGGTGAGATCTCAGCTACAATCAGGCCAAACCCGACAAGCGGGTTCTTTGAATTGGTAGTAGTATTCCCTAAAGCAAACATGGATGCTTTAGCTATGGTATATGATATTCAAGGTCGTAAAGTTAAAGACATCGGTAAAATATGGAGTGATCAATATGTAACTACCGTTATTAAGCAGGTTGATTTGACGTCTGCAGCCAATGGCAATTATTTATTAGTAGTAAATAACTTAGAAGATAATAAACGCTTAGCAAAACAATTTATTAAAATTTAAAAATCAAATATCATGTCAGAAGAACAATCACAAGACCATAACGACGGAACTTGGTCAGGTCTTAAGAAAACAATCATTGGTACTATAAGTACAGCTGTATTAGGTGCTGGTACTTGGTTTACGACTACTTTCTTTGGTGGTCATAAAGAAGATAAAGAAGAACCTAAAACAGAACAAGCTGCTCCTGCTGCCCAACCAACTATTGTAATTAATAATACTCAACAGCAACAACAAGCTGCTGGTGGTGGAACTAAAGTAATTGAACGCGTAGTTGAAAAACCAGCTGCTAAACCAGCTGAACCCGCTCCAAAGAAAAAAGAATTTTCAGAAGAACCAAAATGGTAATAACCCTTAAAAATTAAAAGTATGAAATGGATGAAACAGTTGTTCGATGACAACAACACAATCAATGAAAAATCAGTTGTAGGATTTATCGCTTTCTTAATGATGGTAGTTGCCTTAGGCGTTGACATCTTTACAGGATTTGCTGGTAAAGAATTTGTTATTAATGAGTTTATCTTTGATGGCTTTATGGTAATTGTATTAGGTTCATTTGGTATTGGATCTATTGACAAGTTTATCAATGCTAAAAAAGGCAACAAATCAGAAGAAACTCCAACTGAAGAGTAAAATGGAAAAAAAGTCTAATATGATTAAAGCAATTATTAGTATAATTACGTATTTCATATTGATGTTTATACTAGCTACTAAATGCAGTGCTCAAGTAGTAGGTAAAACTACAACTGAAGATTATAAAGCATCATTTGAGAAAAAATCAAATATTGACAGTTTATTAGACTATAATGGTCCTAAAATCCCAATTCAGATACTTAGCTTAGGCATCAGTGAAGATGTCTATGCTATGTATCCTGAATTAAAGGATAAGCGTGTTGGATTAGGTGTGACTAATATCGTAGTTGAATTCTTAGAAGAAACTAATCACTTTATCTTCACTGAAGACAAAACTGAAATTAAAAACAGAATGGTAAAGCAATTTCAGGCATCACAATCTGGAATTACTGAAGATAAATTAGACGGTAGAGGTAAAATTAGATTAGCTCACTACTTTGCTTACATTGAATGCTACGATTTCTCAGTTTCAGAAGACGAAACAGTAAACATGAAAGACGGAGTTAAAAACACAGTTGTAACTCGTTTAGGTTTACAAGTTAAATTCGTTAACGCTGAAACGGGAGAATATTTCACTGGTTCAGGTTTAGGTGAAGCTAAAACAGTTAGAGAATTAACATTAATGAATGATGATAACTTTAGTGAAGTTAAATTCAACCAATCAACAATAGGTACATCAACTAAAAAAGCACTTGAAATTGCAGCGGGTAAAATATTACTTCGTATGCATAAGAAAGGTATATTTAAAATGTAATAATATGGCACGTTCTAAAAAGAAACATTACAATCAACGTAGTATAAAAGCAGGTCGTAAAACAGCTAAACGTATAGCAGCAAATCATAAGGTTTTAAAATCATTAAATTAAAAACCCAAATGATTGAAAAAATTAAGAATATATTTAAGTATATTACTTATCATCTGTCTCAGTTGGAGAGCTGAAGCACAGACACTTACTTATTCATTTGTTGATCCTTGTACCAACCAAATAACTAATTTCTCAGTACCAGCTACAGGTACTGTGGTATATTTTTATGGTCAATCAAGACAATTTACATCAGCAGATGTTGCTAGTGGAGCGTTTGCTTCTTGGATAAATCAAGTATATTCTGATTATCGCAAAATATCACCTTGTGGACAACAACAAGGACAAGTAACCCAAAATCAAATCACATCTCAAATTATTAGTAACACAGTACAAAGTGTAGTTGGAAGTATAATGAGCCAAGCTCAATCAGCTGCATCTAGTACTATTACTGGTGTAGCTACATCAGCATCAACTTCTAATGCTTCATCAGCAGGAGGGAACTTAAATGCCTCTAAAAACAATAAAGATGGAGATAAAAAACCTAATCAAAATGGAAACAACAATAATAATAATGTTCCTAATGCTTCTAATAATAATAGTAGCAATGGGAGCAATACAAATGCTCCAGGAACTAATCAAAGTGGGAACAACAGTTCTGGAAGTAATAATGGGACTGGGACAGGGAATGGGAATAATACTAGTACTGGTGGGAGCAATAATAGTGGCTCTAATCAAGGAGGGAGCCCATCAACTAATAACTCTAATACACAATCCTCTCAAAACAATAAAACTGAAGAGAAAGGAGAAGAAGTAGCGGCTACAACTACAATGAATGTAGATCAACAAAATCAAAATAGTTCTAAAGACGATAACAGTGGTGGTGGTGGTGGAGGTAAGGGTGGTAAAAACGGAGGTAAAAATGGAACAACTAATCCCCTAATAGTATCATCTGATTTTACTACGGCTCAAAATTTAGACAAATCATTCACCCCTATACTTAATCTTAGTATGTCTCAATCTTCAATGACAGGAATGTCAAGTTGGGGATTAACATCAATGATATGGTTTAACTTTAAACAATTTGCCTTATCAGGTAAATACACTAAAATTAACTTTAGTAAGAATGGTAAGTTAAAATGGGTACATAATATTAATTTAACTGCTGTTTATTCATATGGTAATTTAATTGGATTTGTTGGATATAGTGGAATATTAAATGCAGGTAAATGGGGTGTGACTGGATTTAACACTAGTGCTGCTATGACATTAATAACTGGTGAACAGAAAAACACATTCATATCACCATCAATAACTGCATTCTATACTAAACCATTTAAAGCAAATAAACGTTTAACTGTATCTCCTGAGTTATATATTATATCAACACCATTAATATATTCTACTGTAGAGAAAGTAACAACAACAGATAGAACATTTAGTGCGTTTATAGGTAGTGGGTTTGATTATCAAATAACTAAGCGATTTAAATTTAATATGAACTATAAAGCAAATTTGTCTACCAATCCAGATTTCCCTATATTGTCGTTCTTCCTAATCGGTAGTAAGATTAACCTATGAGACTATTGCTTGCTATATTGCTGTTTCCCTTTATCGTAATGGGACAATCAATAACTGCTCCACCAGGTAGAACTTATCAGGTGAATGTTAGTGGACAAGATGCTAGTGGGTTTGTAATCAGTGGATTTGGAACTGAAACACTACTAACATCAATTAGTTTAGTTAATCCACCATCAGGTACAACATTTAATATAACCACAACAACAGGTCTAACAGCCGCAAGCGGATTTACTTTAACTGGAAATAAAACTCGTTTAGTATTTACAGGAACTATTACTAATGTTAATAATGCGTTATCATCTTTAAAAGTTAACACTGGTTCAATACTTGGAAATGTTCAGATATCAGTAGCCACAACTGTAAACCCAGCAGGATTTTTCTATAATGGTGTAAATGGACACTTTTATAGACCAATATCTGCTGGTAACACATACACTGGTGCACGAGCAGCAGCCTTGGCAACAACATTCAAAGGCCAGCAAGGATATTTAGTAACAATCACTTCAGCAGATGAAGATGCGTTTATTTTTAATAATGTACCACAAACTAATATATGGTTTGCATTAACGGATGAAGTGTCTGAAGGTATGTGGAGAATTAATGCAGGGCCTGAAAAGGGAACTCTAATAAAAACATCAAACGGACAATTTACAGGAAATATAGCTGGACAGTATAATAACTGGGCACCTGGTGAACCAAACAATGCCGGTAATGAAGACTACGCAGTAACAAAATGGAATGGTTCTCAATGGAATGATTTACCAAATAATTTTAGTTGCGCCTATGTAATTGAATATGGAACATGGACTAATCCAGCTGATGCTACATTCACTGATTTCTATACAGCTAACACTATTAACACAGTAGCAATTACAAATACATTAACAGGTACAGTTTCAATACCAGCTGGATTAACATCAAGACCATTACTAACACTTTATAGAGTGGTAAATGGAGTTGATCAACTTGTAGATTATAAAACAGTAGCTACAAACGGTACATATACATTTGTTTTACCAAATCAAAATTCAACATATAAATTAGTACCTTCATTAGATGTACAAGGTATAACATCAGCCGATTTTAATTTGGCTTGGGGGGAAGCACAAAATATAAGCGCTCCTAATAATTTAGCTCCCGGTTTAGTGATGACTGGAACTAAGCAATGGGCAGCTGCTGATGTAAATAGAAATGGAATCTTTGATTTAGGTGATGCTGCTTTAATATCATTTCATATTCATGGATGGAAAGCAATAAATAATGTGTTATGGTTTACAGCTGCTAACTACGATCTAATAACTAGAACTAATTTTGCTACAATTACTCCTGTGACATCGTTTATACTTAATGTGACTACATCAGATATTACTCAAAACATTAAATACTGTATATTAGGAGACGTTAATTTATCTCATTCATCTAATTAAATAGGTAGTGATTGGGATGACTAATTTGGTTGTCCCAATCCTTTTCACTATCTTGAGGTTATGACGTTACAAGAAAAAATAGCCTCGTTTACTCCTGTAAAGTACAATCAATTTTATTGGTGGCGTCGTTTCAAGGCACGTGAAACACTTTCCCATCGTAATACACTATATGAGAAAATCAGACACGGTGATTACGACATGAGTGATTATTTCTATCAGTTACAATGGGAAAAGAAACTAACAGAAGAAAAATTAGCCACCATTACTCATCCAGACGAAAAACTCGAAGCAACCAAGTTATGTATGGAGCGTCAAAGACGTCTTGCTGATGATTATGAGAAAGACGAAGCGAATATAATGAAAGAAATGAGTAAAGACTTCCGTGCTGTATTTGGAGTGGCCGAGGATGAATTAGAACGTTATATGGACAAATGTGAAGGTACATTGATGGATTTATATAATATGATTAAACAAGATTATGTTCGTAAAAGACCTGACAAGCAACATATATTTCAGCACGAGACGAGTAATTAGGAAAATCAAAAACGTATTTCGTTGGTTACCTATTATTTGGAGGGATGAGAATTGGGACCATTACTATATTTATGAGGTGTTGAAATGGAAAATCAAGTTCATGTCTGAAGCTATTCGTAAGAATGGTATTCATACTATGGCTGAATATGATGCGGATCGAATGATGTTGGCTGTTAGGTTAATTGAGAAGGTACAGAATGAAGACTATCTAATAGAATTCATTAATGATGATGAAATAACCAAAGAGGCCATAGAAAAGGGAGTAGCTAAACACGATAAAGCAAAACGTATATTATTTAAATTACTTGAAAATTATTCAGAAAGATGGTGGGATTAATCATTATAGGTGTACTGGTACTAATAGTATCCTACGCCTGGGCAACAGCAATTAGTAATATGCATAAAAAACATCCTGATTATAAGGGGGAAGATTTTCTTGCTGATTGGGATGATGACAAAGTGCATACTGAAGATATATACTAAAAATAAAATATATGATACAGTTCATTAAGAATAATTCTAAACACTTAACTATTGGGGGTGCATTTACTTTACTTGTTATTTGCTATTTTCAGCAGAAACAAAATGCTAAATTAAGAAGTCAGCTCTATGTTCCTACAGTGAATGTTGATAGTGTAGTGAATGTTAATGATTCACTACAACACCGACTTGATTCACTTGATGCTGAAATGTTCCCAATGGAAATTGAACTTAATCGTTATGAAATAGCATTCCGTATATTTACTGAACGTAATCCAAAAGCAGCAGAACAATACGGCAATATTATTTCTGATGAGACTGAATAAATTTGTTATATTTATTGGTGGCGCACTATTATTAGTTGTGTTATTCTACTATTTAGTAGATATATTTAAAACATTAATAGCAAACCAATGAGAAAATTAATTTTAACTCTGTGTTTTATAGCATTATTTGGCTTCACACCTAGTATTGGAGGTTATTTTATCCTCAATCCAATAGAAGAAAAAATAGAAGCATTTATTAAAGAATGGTGGAATGTACCTTATGTTTATGGAGGTACTACTAAAAGTGGAATTGACTGTTCAGCATTTACTCAACGCTTCTATAAGGAAATATTTAATAAAAAAATACCTCGTACTGCTCGTAGCCAATACCAAGCAATGAATAAAGTAGAGAAAGATAGTATCCAAACAGGTGATTTAGTATTCTTCAGTAGCAAACTAAGTCCAAGTGGGTGGCATGTTGGTGTATACTTATGGAATGATAGCTTTGTTCATGCTGCCAATAGAAGAGAAGATATTAAGATAAGCGCTCTATCTGATTCTAATTATCAGAAATCATTTAAGGGGGCAAGACGATTTTAGTATATTTAAGTCTAAATAAGTGTGTTATGAATGATGATTATCAAGGTAAACGACCAAAACAAGTAGAAGACAGTGAACTAACATCAACATTAGCTTTAATCTGTCTTATTGTATCAATCATAGCTGCTGCAATAGCTAGTTTATTATGAAAACAGTAGTTATAGGAGACATTCATGGGAGATCGATCTGGAAGTTGATTGTCCATATGGAAAATCCTGATAGGGTTATCTTTATAGGAGACTACTTTGACTCATTCGATATTAAAGGAGAAGAGCAATTAAATAATTTCTTAGACATACTTGAATATAAAAAATCAAGTGGTAAGGAAGTTATAATGTTGATTGGTAATCATGATCACCATTATTACCCTGGGATAGGAGATACTGGTACTAGTGGTTATCAGAAAATATTTAGTTATCAAATTGAACCTACTATTGATGCTAATAGAGAACATCTACAAATAGCATATCAAATGGATGAATTTCTATTTAGTCATGCTGGTGTTAGTAGTGTGTTTATGGATGAAGCGTTTGGGGTTAATGGTTGGCAAGTAGAAACCCTCACTGACCAACTCAATGAGATGTTCATGTATCGTCCAGGAGTATTTTCATTCAATGGACTTGATCCTTATGGTGATGATGAATATCAAACGCCAATTTGGATTAGACCTCGCTCATTAATGAAAGCAAATAAAAGTACATTACGTACTCGTTTCATTCAAGTAGTAGGACATACTCAAGTAAATAAACTTGATTTAGTAGGTGCTGAAAAAGCAGCTGGTGGTAGATATTATTTAATTGATTGTTTAGGAACTAGTGGTGAGTATTTGGTTATTCAAGATGGAGATCTTACCGTTGGACAAACAAGATAAGTATGCTAACAGGCAAGAAAGCCCCTAAACGTAAGGAATTCATTGTGATGAATTCTAAACTAGAATACTTTAGTGGACTGATGTATGGTGGACAATTAGTGTGGTGTAGTGACTACAACGAGGCTAAACCATTAGATGATGAAGCTAAATTCAGAACAATACAGTATATGTGTTGGGGCGAGGAACTCTTATTAGATTACATATCATGAGAACATTAGAAGAACGTTTAGCGAGTTATAGAGCAGCTTTCCTTGAAAAAGTAAAGCGTACTAATTGGGATGATGAGGAAGAATGCTCATATAAACCTAGAGGCCGTAAACCAAAACAAGCGAAACCGGTTAGAGGTATGTATAGGAATGAAGCTGAAAAACGAGAATGGGAAAAACAACAGGCACAACAACCACCCAAGAAACAAAAATATAACTGGTTCTAGTATGAAAAATATAAAATCAGGAGCAGAATACGCTCAACTATTAATAGATCAAATTATTGAGGGTGAGAAGGAATTACCTACAGACGAACAAATGCCAATTAACTTACTCACTTATTGGTGTGAAGAAATTGAATCATATGCTGAAATAACGTATCATGAATATATAATTGGTAAGCGTGAACATTTTTCATTTTATGAAAATGAATTTAAAGATCTGTTTGATAAAGCAGGAATGCGTTATACAGGAGATGTATTAGATGGGTTAGTTGAAAAGGAAATGGTAAAAATGAGTATTAGAGAAGATGGTGAAATAGTTTATAGTACAACAGATAAAGGAAAACAAACACTTAAAGACCATGGCATTGAATAAATTATTATTATTACTATGTTTATTTTTTATTTCATGTCGTAAATATGGAGATAAATCTCATTTCTATTATTATCAAATAGAAACAACCTCACCAAATGTAACGGCTACTTATAAAACTATCTATGGTAATATGGTAACTACAAACAACATATTTAGTGGCTGGATTTATGGTTGGGTAAGTTCACTTAAAAAGGAAAAGTATTATATTCGTGTAGAAAATAAAGATAATATCGGACTAATTAAAGTCAGAATAATCAAAGATAAAGATACAATTCAAGAAATTATTACACCAGGTATAGCTACTATTTCTAATTACTAAAATAAAACAATGAATAAAGTAGAATTGTTAGGATATTATGGTTCAGATTTAGTTCATGCTCAATCAGCTTGGACATCAACATCTAGAGATATAACTGATGAAAAAAAAGCTAGGGTAGGTAAACTACTTAAAATGTTAGCAAGTGAAGGACATCACACACCGTTTGAAAAATCATCATTACATTTTCTAGTAACAGTAGAACAAGCAACACACATTCATCTAATTAAACACCGAATTGGAGTTAGTATTAATGGTGAGAGTGCTAGATATAAGGAATTGAAGGAAGATAAGTATTATATTCCTGAGGATTGGGATAATCGTTGGGCAATAGCATTAAAAAACTTTACAGATAGAGCAAATGAATTATATCATGAATGTTTAGAAGATCTAACACCAGTATTAGGTCGTAAACGTGCTAAAGAATCAGCTCGATTCTTCAAAACATTCAACTCACAAATCACAATGGATGTAATGTTCAACTGGCGTTCATTCTATCACTTCCAACAACTACGCAACAGCGAACATGCTCAGGTTGAGGTAAGACAATTAGCTCAAGACATGTTAGACCTGGTTAAACAGATTGAAGGTAATCCGTTTAAAGAAACTATTGAAGCTTTTGAACTTTAGTTAGGCCACTTTACCGGTTTTGGAATCCCATAGTCATAAAATAAATGATTATGGAAACCAACAAAGCACTGCTAGACATTGTCTTTAGCCACAGAAACAAACAGTACGGCGCGTACGAGTTAAGATCAAACTACGCTAAACGAATAAACAAAGCCCTACTAATCACCCTTGGGTTAGCAGGTGCTTTGGTTTCCGCTTATGCGTTTAAGGATGATAAGGAATTTACTAAACCAATCTATACTACTACTGAAATAACAATTACTGAGGTTAAGGAAAAGGAAGTAAAACCACCTCCTCCCCCTCCTCCACCTCAAGAGGTAACTACTACTGAAACTCAAGTAGTTAAATACACTGAGCCAATCATTGTAACTGAACCAACTGAGCCTATTCCAGCTCAAGTTGATCTTAGAGGTGCTGAGATAGGAACATTCGATAGGAAAGGTGATACCTGTCAGATTGCTCCATTACCTGGAATAGATGGAGGTACTGGTATCATTGATGTACCTACTGAACCTGATATATTTGAGCGAGTTGAAATTGAAGCTGAGTTTCCAGGTGGGGTAAATAAATGGAGACAATACTTAGAGAGAAACCTAAGAGTAGATGATCAAGTACCTGAAGGTACCTATGCTGTACTCATTCAATTCGTAGTAGATAAGGATGGTAACATCAGCGATGTAATCGCCTTAACTGATCATGGCTATGGAATGGAAGACGAAGCTAAACGAGTAATTAAACGCGGACCTAAATGGAACCCAGCAATCCAAAATGGACGTGAAGTTAAAGCTTATAGAAAACAATTAATTACATTCCAAATAGGAGGTGAGTAGGCAAGACCCAGGTCATATATTTATTTCAAATAAGTAAAGTATGACCAGAAAAACAAGTGCTGAAATACAGTTAAACTGTATGATGATTGAAGAGTTGGTTAAATCATTATTGATGAAAGGAATAAGTGATAATGAAAATCTGGTTGCAGCCGTAGATAGTGCATTTCAACCTCAAGACAACTGGGAAATGGAAATGTATTCCGATGCTATACTGTACGCTAAGTATGCTACTCTAAATTAGAAGGGCAAAGTAAAGGTTGTAAATTTAAGTATTAAATAATTAAAAATCAAAGGTTATGCAAAATGAAATCAACACAGACAGCATGATGTCGAATTATTCGCTCACGCTGGATCAAATCAAAGCAATTGCTCCTTCAGTATTCACTGAAGCTAAAGCATCTCACCTCACAGACAAGTACATTCAAACTCCAACATCACGTGTTGTAGAGGACTTAATGAACTTGGGATGGCAAATAACTAAAGCCCAAGAGGTTAAATCTCGTAAGTACAAGGGATTCCAAAAACACATCGTTGTATTCCGTAACCCGGACATTATGATTAAGGGTAAAGATGGTGATGATGCGTTCCCTCAGATCCTACTTACCAACTCACATGATGGTAAATGTGCATTCAATTTCCGAGTAGGTATCTATCGCTTAATATGTTCTAATGGATTGGTAGTTGCCGATGCTGAATTTAGCGATGTATCCCTTCGACACGTAAACTATACGTTTGAATCACTACAAGCTAAGGTTGCTGATTTGATCTCTAAATTGCCTGGATTGGTTCAGAAGATTAATCTATTCAAATCAACAACACTGACTGAGGATCAAATGCGTGAATTCGCTTCTAAAGCAGCAGCGCTGCGAACTAAAGCACACGTTAATGTTGATGAATTACTTACATCAACTCGTACACAAGACGAAGGCAGTGACTTGTGGGTTGTATTTAATCGCATTCAAGAGAAACTAGTGGGTGGAGGTTACACCTACAATAGAGGACGTAAAGCACGATCAGTGAAATCGTTCCAAAAAGACATTGAACTAAACGAACAGCTATTCGAGCTGGCTGGTTCATACCTTTAACCTTTGATTTATAGGAGTTGGGGATGCAAGTCCCCTCTCTTATATTCAATCTGAATAAAATAAGTTATGAGACAAACCGCAGTAGACTATTTAATTGAAAGATTCTTATCAGGTGATGAAAATATTATGCAGGTTATGATTAAAGCTAAGCTTATGGAGAAAGAGCAGATAGAAGATGCTTATGACCAAATGCGGTGTGTTGGTAATTACGAAAATGGTAAACAATACTACAACGAAACATATGAGACGAAGACCATCAAATGAAGAAATAATTAGAACAGTAATCAATAAGATGTTTGAGATTGCTGGACATGATGTTACATTCGAACAAATAGCAGGACGTAAAGACGCTTGGTATAGCGAATGGACAATGACTGTAGAACAGGATAATGAATGGAAAAAATGGATGAAAGAATACTTTAAAAAAGAATGTAAAATGCTCCCTAAATTAGCTGAACGTGAAGCAGCAATGTGTTCACTTAATTGGGGATTAAAACATAATAATTATGAGTTATAGTAGATGGAGGAATAGCTATTGGTACACGTTTTGGAGCGGCAATTCAGCTAAAACCAAATTCAAATGGCCAACTAAAAAGCTTAAACGAGCTCAGGTATTTGAAATATGTGAAATAAGACCATTCTTCATCACCTATGGTGAGTTGGAAGATGAGGGAATGGGAAGGATAATTAGTAAAGTAAAGAAAGTATTTAGAAAAATTAATCCAAATTATCCTCCAACTGAAGAAGATATTCGTGAATTGATTGGTTATATTGATAGATGGAGAGAGGATGTGGATAGGCACTTTAAATTCAGTACGTTTATGTTGTTCGAATGGTATTATCCGATTCGAAACAAAATAAACAGGTTATGGAAAAAACATTAGTAATACACCCCTACGATCCGACAACAGAGTTCCTTAAACCAATATATTCGGGCCTTGAGGGAGCTGTTGTTTTAAGAGGTAATTATACAAAGGACTACGTTAGACAAATGATTGAGGAATCAGATCGTGTCATAATGTTAGGACATGGTTCACCAAGTGGTTTGTTTAGCATTGGTAAATTTCAGTACTGCAATAATGGTTTAATCATTGATGAATCAATGGTTGCAGCATTAGGTAGAAAGAAAAACAACATGTACATTTGGTGTAATGCAGATCAATTTGTTAATCGCTACCATCTAAATGGTTTCTACTCAGGTATGTTTATTTCAGAGTATGGTGAAGCTGATTATTGTAGAGTACATGCTGAACGAGGTGAAGTAGAAAAATCAAACAATCTATTTGCTGAGGTAGTAGGTAAGAATGTTTTGAAAGAAGCTAAAGATCTCTGCTTTACTGCAAAATTAGATTATTATATTCCTGATAGTGAAGTAAATTATTACAATAACGAAAGATTATATTGGCAATGATAGATAACATCAACATCAGTTCAGATTATATTAAAGTAAAAACTACAACATTGGTTGAAACTGAAGAGTATTTTCAGTTGCTTACCTTAGAGGGACCAATTGAATTCAAAGTTAAAATAACAGCTGACATGGCTGATATACCTGAGAAATATCATGAGGTTGCTTTGAATATGATTACCTCTAAATATATCAATAAAGTATCATTCGGTCACAATCCGTTTTCACAATGTAAACCACCTGTAAAACGTAAGTGGTATCAGTTTTGGAAGCGTCCTTGGTATAGTTAATATATTTATTGGAAACAATAAATTATGAAAAAATGTTCTAAGTGTGATAAAATAAAATGTGAATCTGAATTTTATAGATCTTATTGTAAAATATGTTTTAAAAAATATCAAAAAGAACATTATCAACAAAATAAAGATAATAAAAAATGGTATGGATACGATAAAAATTATCAACAACAATATAGAGAAAATAATAAAGACTATTTTAAAGAATACGAACAACAGTATCATAAAAAAAATAAAAATAAAAGAAAACAATATAGAGAAAATAATATAGAAAAAAGAAAAGAATACTGGAAAAGAAGAAGACAAATACCAGAAGTAAGAATAATAAATAGTATTAGGGCTTGCCATAGACAAGTATTAAAAGGTAAAACTAATACTACTAAAGGTTTAGGGTGTGATAGTAAATTTTTAAGAAAATGGATAGAACAACAATGGAGTGAAGGAATGAATTGGGAAAATTATGGAAATAAAATAGGGAAGTGGTCAATAGATCATATATTACCCATAACTTTATTTTATACTCAACCTGAATTATTAAATAAATTAATTCATTATACTAATTTAAGACCAATGTGGCATTTAGATAATTTAAAAAAAGGAAATAAAATTTAAAATGATAATTATTCTCTCTATATTATTGGGAATCACAATGTTGTTTTTAGCTTCTGCTATTATTCACATTAAAAAAATACAACAGGAACTAATTGAATTAGATAAAGAACAACATACTCAAAATAAAGACATTATTGAATTATTAAAGTATAGAGGCGAATCATCAGCAATGTTGCTACAACATACTTATGTTTTAGAATATCTTGCTGAACAGGATGCTATAAAAAATAAAAATAAGTATCCAATCCCTAGTATTGTTGGCGAAGCGTAATATATTTATCACAAATTAAACCCACACAAACATGGCTATCCAAACAATGGATGATGCACAAAGCAAAGCAGACAGACGAGCAGATAGATCATTTAAGAAGAAGAAAAAACGAGTTCCATTAGGAGAAGAAAGCTGGGAAGATTTAGGTAATAGAGGAGCATCCTTAGCTGAGCAGTTTGAGTGGATTAAACTACAAAAAAATAAAAAAGATAGAATCAGATGAGTGCTCAAACCGAAATGAAAGTAATTGATGTGTTGCTTAGTGAGGCAATGGATCACGGATTAGAACTAGAAGTAATCTACAGCGCCTTAAAAGCAATGCGTGAAGATGAAACACTAACCCCAGCTCAAGCATTTCAGATTGCAATGGACGAGTGGGTAAAGTAAGGGGGAAGGCAAGACCTTATTTGTATATTTATGCAAATTAAAGGTTATGGTATTAATAGCAGAGAATAAAGCAGTAGTTCATAGTTTATACCCTCCAGTAGTATTTGATTCGATTCACGAACCGGGTAAGCGATACCTAATTGCTGATGGAAAATGGCATGACATTCACGATGGTATTACTTACTCAAACGTCGTTTGGTTTAGGAGACCAAGCGTAAAT